GGGAGGCTGGCATACCCAAGGAGCAGACGGACCACCTACCGCTCAAGGACTTCCTCGCGGAGGCGGAGATGATCTACGACTACCCCCGTCAGCGTCTGTATGCCTACAATCCCAAGACTTCGTACACATACGTCTACTCGCTCAAGAGCAAGCAGTGGAGCACCACGCCTACCGATATTCGCAAGGCGGTGAACTCCTACCCGCAGACGATAGCCGTGACGAAGGACGGGAAGGTAGTGGACTATTCCAAAATAGATCCGACGAAGGGCGTTCGAGGGTTGCTGGTCACGCGCCCGTTGAAGCTCGGAGCACCCGACACGATGAAGACCATCCGCTCTGTAATACAGCGTGGGTACTTCCGCAAGGGGCACGTCCGAACAATCCTCTACGGATCGCGTGACCTCTTCGATTGGCATGTGATCTCATCAAGTGCGGATCATATCCTTCGAGGTATCAGCGGTACTCCTTTCAAGTACTTCAAGGTGGCCTTACTCTGCCAGCTTGATCCCGAGGAGGCGATCTTCGGGTGTACTATTGAGTACCTACCCAAGCTGACAGATAAGCCGCGATAGCAACTACCTGCACATGAAGCGGG